CCAATCATATTCAGGGTCATTAGGTTGACATAGATGACCAACTCCTAGAGTCTTATAGCCTAAACTATCCATATAAATCTCTAGGACTTCGCCCTCGTGTCGTTTGATTTCAGCTTTACATTGTTCTATGTTCATGTTATACTTTCTTGTTTTTCACTGTCTATTTTTTGTAAAAGAGCTGCAGCAGCAGGTATAGCTATTCCATATTTCTTTGATATCTCAATAATACGTGCATCAAAGACTACATAGTTTTTCTTTTTCTTACCTTTTGTTTTTCTGGTAAATCCATCATTATATTTAATTCCCATAACACCAGATTTTTCCAACATATCTTCTACATATTTTCTATCTGATGTATTACCTTTGTTTATTAATTTATTAATACCACTTATAAAATCTTCACCAGTTAATTCATTCATAGCTACCCATGCATCTGACACTAATTGTTCCCTATCTCTATCTTTAGTCCATGATGGATACTTTCCATATAAAGTAATAAACTCTTCAAGCTGCATATTATCTAAACTGTCTATTGCAGTTTCAGCAGCACTGACAACTCCTGCAGGTTGGTACTCCATTTTTTTATCCCAGTCTAGTAAATGATTATCTGTTGTTTTTAAATTTACTTTATAAATATGTCCAACATCATCTGGTAATTCTGAGGTTTTAAATTTATCTAGCTCTTTATCTTTATCTATAGCTTTTAAAAGGAAGGCTTGTCTTTCTTTATTGTTTCCAGCTTTCTTAGCTTTTTCAGCTTGACCTAATAAATCTTCATATTCTTGAGTTAATTTTTTTATACCATGACTTTTACTAATATTTTTTTTGTATCCTTTTGCAATCTCTTCAGTAGTTGTAAAATATAAACCCTTACCAAATGCCATAGCACCTTCACCAGACATTAAAAATTCTGTAGAAAACTTATCAAAATCACTAGGTGTTCCATGCATTGCTTCAATACCTTTAAAGCTTTCATCTTCTAATATTTTTTTCTGGCTATATTTTAAAGGCATTGTATTAAGTTCTACTTGTGTTAAAGGTTTTGGTTTGCTAATATTTTCAACAATTTCTTTACCAACAAGTTTACCCAATCCTCCTAATGCAAATCCCAATCTATCCATTTGTTCTTGGTAAGGTTCACCAGTATACGGATTAATTCTATCTGCGGGGTCTTCTTTAGTAAAAGGTACGTTGTCTTTTCCTTCGACTATACCCCCCTTTACATAATTACTTCTATAAAGATCAGTATAGGTACGAGTATATCTTCGATCTTTTGGTCTATCTTTTATACCTAAAGCATATGCAGCTTCTTTGTCTATTTCTTTTGCAAATATATTTAAGTCATCATATGGATTAGCACCAATATATTTATCCATAAGTCCTTTAGTTCCTATGAATGGAATTTTTCCTGCTGCTGTTTCAACCAATCCTTTTCTGCCTAGAATTAAACCAAGAGTATCAGTTACTGTAGGTCCTCCTAAACTTAGACCTGAGACCAAAGGATTTTGTGTGTATTGAAGAGAATTTTTAAAACGTAAACCATATTCAAGTGGACCAAATAATCCAACCCTTTGAAAAGCTTTTATAAAATCTTCATCTTCAAAACCTTCTTCTACTATTCTATCTCTGTTATCTGCGTTAGACCTCCAATAGTTTGTACCTAGTGCTAAACTAGTAGCCATCAATGCAAAAGCTCCTAGCTTTGCTCCATTAACTTTAGGATTTGTAACTGTTGATCTAATATAATTTTTTAAAACTGTATTACTAAAAACAGCAGGATATCTTAAAAACTGTGTTAAAATATCTACTTTTGGATTTGTCATAAAAATAGGAATCCTAGCCCTATCTCTACCTACAGGCATAATAACTTCGTTTACAAAGCGACCTGCTCCCTGAATTACTGATTTATAAAACTCGTCTTCATATTTAATTTGACCAGTTAAAACACCGTCTTTTCTTTCAGCTCCAAACCCTGTCTTAGCTCCACTATTTAACCATCTTAATCCATCTTCTATGTCTATCCCAAGATCAAACACTTCACTTTTTAATAGCTGAATATTACGTACTTCTTTTCTGCTTAGTTCTTTTGTTGCGGTTTCATTAAATATATCTACACCTTCTTTAGAAAGCTTATTTAGTTTTTCTAAGTTTTCTCTTATCAAACCTTTACCAATATTAAATGAAGCTAACTGTACAGATTTTGTCCAAGGAGTAAGTAAGTTAAGTCGAAAGAATCCTCGTGCTTGTTTTTTTAACCAATCATTCTGTAACCCTTCACCAGTTAAACGGTTTGTAGATTCTGCCAATGATTCATCCATAGCCATAAATACTTGATTCATTTCTTTTTGTATTTGTGAATCTGGCATATCATATTTTTTTCGTAACAAAATAGGAATATCTTGTACAAAAATTTTATGACCTTCTTTTATTCCACTTAAAGCATCTTTAATTGGTTTTGTTGCAGAACTACCAGTTTTTGTTAAAGGAATCATGGCTTCTGTTAATGATGATACCGTTGCTAAAGGCAGATACGCTAAAGAATTAGCCAGTTTTATAGTATCATAAGCTCCTTGAATTCGTTGACTATCAAAATAATTTACTTGTCCAGTTATAGATTCATATAACTTAATAATTCTTTTTCTATCTCCTCTAGATAATCCTCTTCCTCCTCTAGCTTCTCTTAGCTCTCTATCCATCGGGTCTAGCCATCTTTTTTCAAATTGTGCTTTATTAGATGCACCACTAAAACCCGGTAATAAAAAACTTTTTTTATGCTGTATAGCATTAGCAGCATTCATGTAATAAGTTACAACAGTGTTTAAATCATTAGTTAAAAACTTTTCAAAAGCGTTATCGTTTAAATCTTTAAATGCTCTGGCTTGTGTTAATAAAATAGAATGCGAAGAAAATAACTCATTGTTTTTATTAAGCATATCATTAATCAGATCAGCAGCTTCTCCTTGATCTTTAACAATATTTTGACTAACTAATAAATCTGAAAATATTTCCCTGTTTTCTTCAATTGCTTTTCTGTCCCAACTTCTTGTAAAATAATTTGGAAGTTTTCTTTCTTCTTTTATTAGCCCTGCTTCTATAGCATCATCAAATATTTTATTAAAAAATCCTCTTAAGTCTTTTGCAACTTGTTGAACGTCTTCACTATAACCATCAGGTTTATCTCCTCTTAAAATTCTAATCACACCTAGTTCGTCTGATTCTTTAAATGCACCAGCCTTACGAAGTGGTGCAGTAGCTTCATCAAATATTCTATGATAGTCCCCTCTAAGAGTATCTAACATTTCACCATGTCCTAAAGCTACACGGTCTCTAGTAATACTACCAAAACCACGACTAAAGTCTTCTCTCATTAAATTACCAAGCTCTCTGGTAATAGGAGAAAATTTTGCTTTTGTATCTAGTATAGAAGTTGCTGAACCTATTGTAATTGCTTTTGCAATGTCTCCAGCTTCTAAAGCTTTTGAAACTTTATCTTGAAAACTTCCGGGTTCAACTGATAAATAACCATCTTCTGAATAAAGTCTATTCATTTTACTATAAAATAGATTACCTTTTTGCAAAGCTCCACCAAGTAATCCACCTGTTAAAGTTCCTAACGCAGCAGTACCGACTAACTCTGGTGTAGAATATAATTTTCTTATACCAGTATTAAGTTCAGTTGTTTGTCTAAAGTGATTATCTAACCCTGTCCATGCTCCTACTTCTGCACCTGTAACAAGTGCTGCTTTTTTAACCGCTTCTTTACCCTCTTTTTTAAGTTGACCTGTTATAATACGTTGAGGAATTGTAGGACCTACAAAGTTTTTAGCTACTTGTAACCCTGCTGTTGCAACTCCTTGTCTTGCAGCTAAGGATGCTCCGCCTGTTAGAGGTGTAGCGAGAGCTGCTACAATAGCAGTCGGGTCAGTTGTGATATCAATAGCTGCATCTTTAACCAACCCAAAGAATTGTTTCATGCTTCCTAAATCAGCATTATCAAATTCTTTTCTTAGATAATTATAATCTTGTTTTTGTTGCTCTGTAAAGTTAGCACTTTGTGCAGCCCTTCTCATACCAGAGTATAAATTAAAATCAGAGTCTCTTAGATATTCAAACACATCATCAGAGTTTTCACCCACAGATTGTAAAAACCTTTCAGAGACTTCTAAAAACTGTTCATCTTTTTCTAGCTCGTCTAAAGTTTTTTTACGACCAGCATAACCTGAACCGATTGTTAAGTTATCATTTAAAGAAGGAAGAGTTGTTTTTAAAATACCTGTTCCTGTTAAAGAGGGCAGTGCCATTATTTATCCTTCAATATTATATTTTGAACCACGTCTTAATCCTCTGGTGTTTACGATACCTCTTGGATTTTCAATTCTATATCTATCCCACCATGTATCGGGGATAGGTTCAAAGTCTTCTCTTTTTGCCATCATAATTGGTCCAGAATAGTCTCTGTTCTTAAGCTCATTTTCAACTCTATTTCTTAATTGTACACGAACTTTAGGCGTTGCAAATAGGTCACTTAATCCCGGTAATGGTGTCAAGCCAGATGTTTTTCTACTATCTAAAGAAATATCAGAAGGTAAGCCTAGTCTTTCAGGCAACGAACTTGAACGACCTACACCTCTAGGCATAGTATTTAATCTTAAGGTTAAAAGTTGACCATCAGATAAACTTTCTAAATCCATTTGAGATACAAGTTTGTTGGCATTTTTTAAATAGTAACCACCGTCTAAAGGCATAGGATTAAAATCTACATCACTAATAGAAGGTTCTAAATCTGGAAGATTTGCACCCCTATAAATAGCACCAGATTCGATATCTTCTGGATTTAAACTTAACTGTCCAGAATTTATAAAAATAGAATCAATTTTTGTTTTAAGTTCTTCTCTTTCATCTTCATTTAATTCAAGTTTGGTGCTTGTATTAACAACCTCTATATATTTATTTCTTAATTCTATAATGTCTTCTTCTCTATTAGCTTTTACTAATTCAGTAATCATTTTTGGAGTATCATCTAATATAGATTCATCAAATCTTGTGCTTCTATCTGTTAATCTTAAGTGTATCAAGTCTGCTTCTGTCATTCTAGTTGACATTTCGTTTCTATTTATAAATCCTATAACAGCAAGTTTAAATTGTTGAGGGTCATATTTTTTATCCCAGTCTTTATTATTTCTTGTAAAATAGTTTTCGGCAATTGAAGCATAGGTACCTATGTTTGCTTGATAATTAACATCATTAATAGCAGCTTTATTTGCTTTAGGGTCTTGATTTAATATACCACGAAAAATTTCAATATAGGTTTGTTTTTGTTGTGGTGTAGCTTCCAAAGATTTGTTTTCCTCAAAAATATCTTTGTATGTTATAGCAAGACCCTTTGCTGTTTCAGCTTCATTACTATTTACATAAGCATCTTGAAGTTTAAATAATCTTGTTGGGTCTTCTTCAATGTGTTGTCTTTTTTCTGCTGATGAGTATTTTTCAAAAGTTTCAATACGATTTCTACCAGCATTTGATTTAATTTTATCTCGTGTATAATATTCTGCAGGATCAAATTGACCGTTTACAACCTGCATATAGGCTTTAGTAATAATTTGTTCTGATGTTAACCCCGGATTTTCATTACGAACAACATCCAAAGCTTCGTGGAAAAAATTATCTTTTACTCCGGTATACTCAGGATTATTTTTAACCGCATCTCTAAGTACTGGAGTACCTGTAAAGTAAAGTTTACCAACATCAATGTCTTTACTTTTAAATTCTAAAGGCGTATATAAACCTTCAATAACTTGTTGCCTTTCAATACTATCTCTAAAAGTTGATCTTTCTTTTTTAGCATCTTCTAAATCTTTTTGAAGTTTTAATAAACTTTCATTAGTTGTAACAAGTTCTCCCTCCGGAGTTCTTTTGGTTTTAAAAACTCTATTCCAAAGATTTCTTACTAATCCTTTTTTAGTTGGGTCATCTTCTACAAGCTTTAATGCAGCAAGATATTCGTTTCTTGCTCGTTCATTAAACTGTTGAAAAGTTCTAGTTTTTACTCTAGGGTCAACTGCAAGAGCTTCCATTTCTCTTTGTATTTTTTCTCGTTCATCATTAAATGCTTTATACATAGCACTTCTAATTTTTTCAGGTTGCTCATCTACTTCAGACCATGTAACCCGTGCTGCTACAGCTTCATCAGTATTATTTATTACTCTTGCAGCTTCTTCATTTAAAAATGTTTCTTTGTTTTCATTATATCTTTTTAGTCTTTCTCGTTCATTTGCAAAAGATTCATACTCAGCTTGGTTAGTTTGAAAAATATTAGCATATTCTTCTTTAACATCGTTAGCTCCATCTAGAACACTTTGTTTAAGATTTGCTCCAACTCCTTTTAACCCATCTGCAATAACTTGTAATCCTATTCCTTTATATACATCTTTTTTATAAGAGTTATCAGAGCTAGATAATAAACTTGTAGCTAACTTACGATAACTATCTGACATAGGTTTAAACGGGCTTTCTTTAAAATCTGCCATTACTCTTCTCCCTTGCTTAATAAACTTCTAATTTCTGGACCTTGTTCTTTAACCTTGTCTAAAATGTTTTGCGGTACAACACCACTTTTAATTTTTTCAGGTTCTACTTTTCTTTTCATAGTTCCTTTTTTAATATCTTCAAAAACAGTTCTAAACTCATTGACTTGATTATTAAACTCTTCTTCATAATCTTCATCATCTAGTTCGTCTAAATCGTTACTGTCTTCGATGTTATATTTAATATTAGCTTCTTCACCAATTGCCATAATGATATACATAATAGGTTCTGCTAACAACATTAAAACATCAGGATTAAATTTACCTTCTGTGAATTTTGCATAGAGTGAAACCATAGCAATATCTGCAACTGCTGCACCATTTGCTAAAGCTTGTACAATATTTTTCATTGCTTCTGGTTGAAATATTAAACCAACCATGTAATCTAATGCATGTTTAGGATTAGCAAACTCTGGTGGTCTTTCCCAAGGATAAGGTTGTGCAGGGTCATTGACTAAACTTTGTCCCGGAATTGCACCACCTTGTGAAGATAAATCAACAATCTCATCTAAAGCTTCTTGATTAAATCTAGCTTCTCCTCGGAGTTTAGGTCCATTATCAGGAGCTATTTCATCAATTGTAAATCCAGCATCTAACCCATCAAGAACAGCTTGTGAAGCAACATCACTAACACTGTGTGAAATAATTGGTCTTGCTTTTCTATTGGGTATTGCCATTATGCTACCTCTAATGTTTGTTGTTGAAAGAGTGGCATATTACCAGTTTCTACAGTATTACCAAATGTAAAATGTTTTGTAAAATCATTTGGATTAATATCTAGAGCATTGCTGTATATACCAATAGGGTCTCTTCTTGATGCTCCTTCTTCTCCAATTCCAGCACCTGCTCTACCTGTTGGGTCTTCTGCCATTAATGATTGAGCATAAGTATTTAACATTGTATTAGCAACTGAAGTACCTGCACCCTGAACAAAAGCTGTAGTGTTAGGATATTTTTCTGCAAAACTTTTAGTTGAAGCTGCTTCAGGAAAACCAGCACTTGCAATATCTGCACTAGGAACACCATAAGCTGTAGCTGTTTGAGCACTTTGTTGTCTTAAGTATGCCATAGTTTCTGCTGAAGCTCCTGAACTTTTTGCTGCAGCCATCGCAGCTTGTTCTTGACCTAATAATGTAGTTGGTGCTGTAGTTACTGATGCTTGTTGCATAATAGCTTCTTTAGTTGTTAGTCCACTATCAATAGCACTTTGTATTTCAGCGATGCTTCCACCCCCAGCATCAGATACTCTTTGAAGTGATTCTTCAAAAGTTAGTTTATCTGGACTTATCTGAACACCTGCTTTAACTTGTGCTTCTGCCATTGCAGTTTGCATTTCAGGAGTAACCCCCATTCTACCTGCTTCAGTTGTAAGACCTGTAAAGTCTGTAACCGTTGCAGCAGCACTTCCTAAGGCTGTACCAACAGCTTTAAAAGGACTTGCAACAAATTTAGCTACTGTTCCTGCACCTCTGGCTAAAGCTGTAGACGTACCAAACAAGGAACCACCAGTAACTGCCTGACTAGCATTCATCATCCATCCAGCAAAGGTACCACTGGCTGCTGTACCTCCAGTAAATGCTGCAACCGCAGCACCTCCCGTCACTACAACTGCAGCAGCAATAGCTAATGCTTTAAGTATTTTACTAGAGCTAATTTTTTTAACTACTTTTTTAACTCCTTTAACAACACCCTTGACTGCTTTTTTAATACCACGTGTTACTTTTTTAAAAGCTTTTTTAATTTTTTTAAATAATCCCATTATATTATCCTATTACATCCTCTGTTATAACACCTATTAAATTTTGTAAGTTTCCTAAACTTGAATTATATTTAGAAGGGTCTGAAGCTAGTGCAGTGTTTACAAGTTGTGCAATTCTGCTTCGTTCATTTTCACCAGCTCTAAAATCAAAATCAGCTTGATCTCTTAGCTCCTGCCATAAAAAAGATTGTGCAGTTTGTGACATTGCAAAAGCATTCTGTGCATTCTGCATGTTAACTGCGTTCTGAGCAGCAGTGTTAGCTACGTTGGTTTGTCTTCTCCATTGTACGTTAGAAGCTTCAACAGCAGCAATATTTTGTGCGTTCCATTGATTCCTTGCGAAGTCTTGATTAGCATTAAATTGTTCTACTTGAGTTGCTAACTGAGTATTAAACTTATTTAAATCAGCTTGTCTTTGTGTATCTCTAGCTGCAGCAGCGTTAGCTTGTGTAGCATTAAACTGTTTTGTAGCATTTTGTTGAGCTGCATTAAACTGATTAATCTGAGCATTTAAACTAGACATAAATTGATTAGTTTGATTCTCACTTGCAGCATTAAACTGAGCTGCAGCATTTTGAGCAGCTTGATTACTTAACAAACGTTGTTGAGTTTGTTGAGCTTTTAATACATTAGCTTGTTGCTGATTACTTAGATTAGTTAAATCCATTTGTAAAAAAGCTTGAGCATTTTGTATTTGTGCACGTTGATTAAAATCTGCTTCAGCTAGATTAGCTTGAGCCATCATTACAGCATCTTGCATAATACCTTGCTGTTCCATACTAGCTTCAGTTAAGCCTACAGTTTGTAAAAACTTACTGTTAGATAATGCTGTTTGTTGGTCAGCACTAAACTGAGCCATGTTAAGTTGGAAAACATTACTAGCATTTGTTAATGCTGTTTGTTGTCCTCTTGCTGCATTAGCTTCAGCTTCTTGTGCTTCTATTGTTTTTTGTTGAGCAACACTTGCTTGAATTGCTTGTGCATTAGACTGAGCAATAGGCATTGCAGATTGTATAATAGCATTGAGCAAGGCATCTCTTCCTACTGTGGATGCGGACATACCACGTTGTGCTAACATAGACTCTACTGCAGATACAGCAGGTCTAGCCCATGTAGGAATTTCACCCTCTTCAATACCCTTTAATAATGTATCTATTTGATTAGATACTAAAGCTTCTTCCGGTAATCCAGCTATAATACCTCTTTCAGCTTCGCTAAAGTCTGCGAGTCTAGCTTCTAAAGCTTCTGGGTCGTTACCAAGTTCTGTAATATCAGCATCACTTAATCCAGCATTTGCTAATTGTTTCTTAGCTCGTGTAATTCTTGCTAATGAACTACCAACATTCATTACAGCAGTTGATTGAGCTTCAGGACTTAACGTACCTACAACTCTTTCAGTTAATGCACCTTCAGGTATTTCAACTTTTGCAGCTTCAATGGTTGGTACACGTTCAACACCTGCAGCTTGAGCAATAGCTTGATCGGATACAGCTCCCTCTGCAGCTTCAACTTGTACATCTGTATCAACTTTTGCTGCTTCCATTTGTGCAGCTTGTATTTGTTCTGGTGTTTGAACTTGTGCAGTTGTGTCAACAGTTGTAACTTTTTCTGGTGCAACACCCGGTGCAGTTCTTGTTTGAACTGTAGTTGGTGCAGCCATAGTAGTAACTTTTTGTTCTGGTAAAGGTTGACCAGTTACAGGGTCAATTCCTGCTTGAACAGGAGTTCCTATAACTGCAGCTTCTGGAACTTGACCAGCAGCAGCAGCATCAATAGATTGTCTAAGTTCAGCTTTCTTTGCTTCTTCTGCAGCTTTTGCAGCATCTTCTGCAGCTTTCTTTTCTGCATCTGCAGCAGCTTTTGCAGCAGCATCTTCTGCAGCTTTCTTTTCTGCATCTGCAGCAGCTTGTTGAGCTTTTGCATCAGCTAGGGGGTCATAGTATTGTCCATTACGTATATTACGAAGACCATCATCAAATTCATATGCTCCGCCTTCGGCATAACCAACTCTACCACCTTTAGTATAG